CCCCTTTCGGGGTTGGCCATGGCGTTCGCCTAGGCAACCTCTTGGTTGGCTACTTCTCCCCATTAGGGGCTGACCTGGAGTCTTATGCCTGTTATAAATACCGAACACTCGCTTGGCTATCGCACTCGTAACTTTCGTTATGATGGCCCTAGCCTTACGAGCCAAGAGAATACGACCTTTGCAAAGACCTGGACCAATTCTCGTATCACAGTAACTAATAAACGATGGCGATGGCTTATCCGTCACGGGCTTAATGCCACGAACGGTTATTCCAGATCCACGTTTAATTTGTTTAATGTGCCTACGACTGGTTTTGGTACTTTCTCTGATCCTTCTCAGGGTGTTAACGGGCAACCGACGACGTACTACATAGATCAATGGGACTTCGGGGTTAACCCCTTAGATCCTATTAATTTCAGTGCGTCCCAGGCAGATTTGCTAGCTCGACAGCGTTTCGTCTCTAATTACCGGGAGATAAGAACCGCCTTTCAAGGCGGAACTTTCCTCGGTGAATTGATGGAAACTGTGCGCATGATAAAGCGTCCTGCTTCAGCTCTTCGCGATGGAATAAACCGTTATCATTCAGACGTTAAGAAACGTCTGAAGCGGTCTAAGCATCCGAATCGTGTTGTGCAGGATACTTGGCTCGAATACGTCTTCGGATGGGCCCCTCTCATCAGTGATATCAGTTCTGCCTGTCAATTGGCTACTGCTGATCCTTATCGGATCATGCAACCAATTCACGGCTCTGGTTTCGTTGATTGGGAAGAGGAATCCGGGGACGTCAATCGTGCACCAAGCACCATCGGTGGTCCGCTCGTCTGGGTCTCTCGATACAGACGAATGAACGACGTTGGTGTAAGGTACAAAGGAGCCGTTAGTGCGGAGAATACTCCCCCTTCGTTTCCGGAGCAATTAGGCCTAAGCTGGTCTAATGTACTCCCTACGATCTGGGAACTAATTCCGTACAGCTTTCTTGTCGACTACTTTACTAATGTAGGTAAGGTGATCGAGGGTATCTCCACAGGTCCCATTTCGCTTGCTTGGGGTTGCAAAAGTACACGGAAACGGAGTTCTTGCTTTAAGCAGGTTCTCTTTAATCCTGTGACTACTACTGCGAACTACAATAACTCGCGAAAATGGAGTGGTTATATCACCGGGTCTGGCAGGATTGGTCACTATTCCTGGTTTCTCCGTGAGTCCGTTGAACAGGTATACGTCGGTATTTCCGACTTCACCTTTAAACTACCCGGGAGCGGGACCAAGTGGCTTAATATTGCAGCTCTCGCGCGTTTGCGCGGGTAACTGCTTAAACCAACAATACCACTGTCGTGAGACAGAGGAGTTTACTGTGACGATTTCTCTCACAACTCCGGTTACTGGGGCTGCCCAGACCGGTCTCACCTCGCCCACGTACACCCATGTGGTCGACACTCCCCCGAATGCGTACACGAAACAGTATGCGGTCACCGCTTTAGGCGGGACCCAGACTGGCGTGGACGTTCACGGGGCGTCGAAGCCATTCACGATCTCCTTCTCACGTCCGCAGACCATTAGGCCTGCGTTCGCGCCAAGTAACGTGACTGGGGTGATGCCAAATCAGCCTCGAAATGTCTATTCCGTTAAGGTTCGTAAGGGCGCAGCGCCCGGTACGAATCAAGTTCCTCAGATCTGCGTTCTCAGTTGCGACTTTTCGGTCGTTGCTGGCGCGGATTTGATCGAACCGGAAGACATTCGAGCTGCCCTCTCGCTACTTATCGGTAGCTTGAGCCAGCAGTCAGCTGGTCTCGGGGACACGCTGATCAATGGCC